GCCTGGCCCAGCAGCAGCGTCTCGGTGGGCACTTTCGCCCCGGCCAGCGCCATGCGGGTGCGGCTGTTCTCCCGCAGGCCCGCCGCCAGCGTGGCCGCCAGCGGCAGGCCCAGGGCACGCCAGTCCAGCACATGGTAGGTCTCGGCCATGTCGCAGGTCAGTTCCTCCGGGTATTGTGCCGCCATGTGGGCAAGGATCAAGAGTTTTTTTCCTGCACGCCGCCGCTCAGAATCTCCCGCACCGCAGCGCTCACCGCCGCAACCGGCACGTTGCCCGCCTTGGTGCGCAGGTGGTCATACAGCGCCTTTTTCTGCCCGGCACCCAGCAGCAGGGTCACAGCGTTGGATACCGCCAGCACATTGCCGTTGTCGGCCTCGGCCAGCGCATCCAGCAGCTCCATGTTGTCCAGCCGCTCTCTCGGGATCGTAAAGGCAAACCCGGTGGACGTCTTTCCATCGATCATATTCATCAGGCCCCCTTGATGTACTCGTAGTGGGTCACGCCGCTGTCATCCGGCGTCGCACCCAGGGTCACGCCGTAGCCCAGCGGCTCGTCATCCTTGTAAACGATATCCTCGATCTCGGTGATGTGGGCGCAGGGGATCACGATGCGCTTGACCGCGCCGCCGCGCAAAATCGTCTCCACGACCCACACGCTGTCGGCGGCCTCGACGGCAGTTGCCTTGACGGTCAGACCGTCGGCCAGCGTGCCGGTGACGTTCTTGTCGCCGTACACGGTCTTGAGCACGTCCTCGTTCATCGCCTCGATCAGCATAAAGCCAAAGGTGTCGTCTTTGGCGGTCTGGTAATACAGCACCTTGTCGCCGCCCCACGCGGGGATGCTGTCACTCTCGGGGGAGTTCGAGTTGGTCAGGCCGTCCTCGCTGATATAGCCCAGCGATTTAAACGCCTTGTCCAGCGCGGTCGTGGCGTCGGTGGGCGGGGTAGTCCCCAGCGGGGCGCGGTACACAGCTCCGCCAACCTTGGGCTTGCTGACGGTTACTTTCTTTGCATCAGACATAATAAACTCCTTTTCCGTGTCCAACCTGGACACAAAATCAGTAATAAGTAATTTCAAACACCGCCTGATACCGATAGCGCCTGCTCTCGGTGTCGGTAAAGTTGTAGTCGCGCACCAGGCGGCACGCGCCCACGCTGTCCAGCTCTGCCAGGGCTTCCATGGCCTCAATTGCCCGGTCATCCAGCTGGGCGGCCTGCAGCAGCGTCGGCGCACAGCTCTGCACAGCCAGCGTGCATCGCTTGATGCCGGTGCTGTGCTCGCCGTCGGTGCGCTCCAAAACAACAAAGGTGCCGGGGGGTCTCTCCGGCACCTCAGTCTTGATGGGCACACCAAGGCGGGCGGTTAAAAAATCCTTGACGATTTGCTCGATCATCGCAGCGCCCTCTCCAGTGTGTTGTTTTTGTGGTTATCGCGGCGGGCCGCAGCGTCGGCAGGGTAGACCGTCGCAATGGCGCGGGTCTCTGCTGTGCCTACGCGGGTCTCGTAGCCGTCGCCGCACCGCCCGGCAATCGCCTGGGCCTGCTCGGCCAGTATCTCCCGCATTTCGGGGCTTTTCATCAGCGCCCGCACGGCGGCCCGGTTCAGCTTGATGCGCACGCGCTTACTCATACCGCTCCACCTTGACCTTCTTGTTCCAGCGCAGCGGGATCATGGCCTCCATACCCTGGGTCACGCTGCCGTAGGCCCGGAACTTCTGGCCGAAGAACGCGACCGCCGCGCCCTCCCAGTCATGGGTATCGCCCTTGGGGATTGCCAACACATAGGCCAGCCGCTTGCCGTACAGCTGCAGCTCGTTGACAAGATCCGCCGTTTCCGGCTCTCCCACAAGTACATTGTGGACCGTCACCGGCGTTTCGCTGTACACAGCCGCCCCAAAGTCGTCCTCGCCGGTCTGCGTCCGCTCGTACAGCGTCACATCGATGCCCTTGATCATGTTATAGCCTCCAGCGGGCTGTGCGCCCCAATGCGGTTGCCCGCGCCCAGCAGCCTGCGCTCGGTGCGGGAGATATACAGCTCTCCCGATGTGCCGCCGCTCATCGTCCAGCTCTGGGTGTAGCCCAGCGCCGTGGCCGACCCCTGGGACGCGCCCATCGGGTACAGCGGCATATCGCCGCCGGTGCCGTCACCCAGCACCCGGCGCACCATGCGGCAGCTGACCACCCACTTGGCGTCCTCCTTAGCGTCGGCGGCCACCGCGTCGATAAGCACGGCGGCCTCCTCCAGCAGGGCGTCCGCGCGGGCCTGTTCTTCATCGGTCAGCGTGCGGAATCCGGCGGCCACCGCCGCCGCATCTGCGTATCGCATGGGTCAGCCCCCTTTATCAGCCCACAGCCGCCTCAACGCGCTTGATGTACAGCGTCTGGGGCTTCGACACCTTGATGCCGTACACCTTGCGGCCCTGCACAGCGCTTGCGCCGATGAACTTGCCGCTGCCGTTCAGGTCCTGCAAATGCACGCCGACCTGCCACTCCATGACACGGTGGCACCAGTTCGGGTGCCCGGCAATGAACTCGGTGGTGGTCTTTTTGCTGGCCACGCGGGTGGTGCTCTCAAAATCCATGTTGTTGGACTCGAACACGTTAAAGCCCGCAATGCGGCCCACCACGCCGGACTGCACCAGCTCCTGCGCCAGGTCGCCCTGCTTGATGAAGTGGTCGTCCAGCATCAGCACCTCCAGATACTCGGGGGAGGCGATCAGCCAGCGGCCATCGGTGGGGACACCCTTGCGGCTCAGCACACGCTTGGCCTCCAGCGCCAGCTTGTAGGCGTTGGATTCGGTCGCGGCGGTCTTGGTGGCGCTGATGGTAGCGCCGGTCGCGCCCTCCAGCGCATTGATGCTCTTCTTATCCACGGACAAGCCCATGCTGTAACCGGCGCTGTCCAGGCGCTCGGCCACAATGCCGTCGGGCACGCTGGCGGCGTCGTAGCCGTCGATCAGCTCGTTCACGGCCTCGTCCTGGTCGATCGCCAGGTCAATATAGGCCGTGCTGCCCGCGTCCAGGTCAACGCCGGTGGCCTTGTTGTAGGTCTTTACGGCAACCTCGGTGTCACGCACCGGGATTTTAACTTTGCCTGCCTTGGGGTCGCCCTCGTAGCGGTTGTTGAAAATCATATTGTCGCGGGTCACAAGCACATTGCGCAGCTTGGCGTCCACCAGCTTGCTCCAGCGTTCCTGATTCAGATGTGCCATATAAAATTACCTCTCTTTCCTGTGTCGGTTTTCGTGTTTTAAATTTTCATCCCGGGGTTCAGCATCCCAAACGCAGCCTCCACGCCGTCTGCCGCCGTACCGGCCCCGGCACCTGCGCCTGCCGTGCCGCCATCCGGCACAGTGGGGTAGTGGGTGCCAACATCAAACGCCCACGCCTTGTCCTTTACCAGGGCGTCCAGCGCGGTCTTGATATCGCTGTCACGATTCGTGCTGCTTTTCAGCTTTTCCAAATCCAGCATACTGCGGATGGCTTTCACGTCGCGGCCCTTTGCATCGCGGATCGCGCCGTCCAGGGCTGCATCAAAGGCGAAACCCGCCGCCTGGTCGGTCAGCTGGCCCTGCAGCTTGGTGATCTGGCCTTTCAGGTCGTTCACGTCCACACCCTCAAAGGCTTTCAGCTGGGTGGTCAGCTCGTTTACCTGGGTCTGCAGGCTGGCGGCTTTGGTCTTTTCGGCGGTGACGTCCCTGCCGTTTTCGCCCATAAGCCAGTCCAGCTGCTCATCGGTAATGCCGGGGATTTTGTTCTTGACTTCTTCACGTTTCATGGCTGCGTTCCTTTCCGCCTACGCTTTGTTCACGCGGGTCGCATCCGCACTGGCTGTACAGTTTTACGCCGTGCCGGGCCTATTTTTGTAATAAAATCGCCCGCCCCGGCCTCATGCAGCCCGGGTGGGCATAAAAAAACCACGGTGCGTTCGCATCGTGGTTTACATATTCAGATAAACGGCGTCATGGCCTTTACATCTTTCAACAGCTCTTTTGCTTTGGCAAGCAGGTTATTTTCAAACAGGTAGGCAATGCCGTCCGGCGTGATTTGGCATCGTTCCAGATTTGATATGCTCCTTGCTCCGCCCCATGCCGCAACAACGGTCAAGCCTGTAATATACCCCTGCGCTTGCAGGTTTTCCATAATATAGGCCCAGTAAGGTTCATTTACCCCCAACAGTGTGCTGTCATATTGAAGCATCTTTGCATCAGGGGAGCGCCCCTCCTTCAAAACCGTGTACAGATAGGCAAGGATTTTGTAGACCAAAACAAAGTAATCATCTTTTGCCATAATGTTCTCCCAAAAATTGGCATAAAGAAACCACGGTGCGGTTTGCATCGTGGTTCATAGGGCTTCAACTTCAAGAAAGCTGGATATTTAAACTGTCACACAAGTCGTTCAGCGTTTTTCCATTGAAAAACGGAGTAGTCATCACATCCGATGTTGTGGTGAAATCTTTTACAGCGGCTCCGCACCAGGCGTGGTATGTCTTTTGGTAGTTTATTACCTCTGGCATGATACCGGACGCCTTTCCGTCTACTAAAAAAGCAAAATCGTGGCAGCAATCGTCCAGTAAAGCCATCAATTCATTCTGCTTCATAGAAAATCACCGCACCGTAAATTAATTTGATTTTGGTTTGGAACCGAGAACCTCATCGAACCATTGAGACATTTCCTCGGGGGTCGGGTCTTTTCCATCCAACATATTCTCAATCCCTCCTTATACCGTAAGTATATCCGGATTTGAGGAATTTGTCAATCGTTTCATCAGCATCTTTTCCACACTCTACGTAAAATTTTGCCAAACCACTTATAGCAGTATCCCGTTCAAATTTGTCTGTCTTTGAGATGGACCATACTTTGCCTTGATTTGTAACGATTGACAGTGCACCAACTGATTCTTCTATCAGGAAAAAACGGATGTCATTCATAGAATAATAGCTTTGCCCCGGGTGATTATGGCACAGCATAACGCTTTTTTCCGGCTTGCTCCGCAGCCAATGATAAGAAGCTGCATCTGCTTCGACATTGACAGAAATCTGGTCGCCCTTCACAAATTCCAGCTTTTCCCGGGTCGTCAAATCAATCAGGCAGGCAGCCTCGTTACTGTCGTTCCACTTTTGGGCAAACCGCAGCAGTTCCTTGTGGGTTTCCTGTATAAAAAATGCCGTTTGGTCATTTGCTCCATTCGGGGCGACCAACGGCACTTTCTGTATGGCAATGTCTGTAATGGCAACTTTCTTTCCGCGGTTCTTCTGCCGCAGCGCATACGCCGCCCGCTTCTGGGCATTGATGCGCTCTTTATTCTTGGCGTAATTCACCCGGCGCATCCTGTTTATATCGCCGCCAGCGGCGTTATACTGCGCCAGATAAGCCTCCGGGTCGTACCCGGCCACGCTTGTGCGCCCGTCAAACCGGACAGCGTACTCGCAGTCACAGTTGGCGTGGATGTGCTCTGCGTGGCCGCCCTTGATGGCCGCCTGGCTGGCTCTCTGCCAGCCGCGGCTTGCCAGCGTCAGGCAAAAGGCGCAGCTGTCGCCGTGCGGTACCCAGGCAAACTCCGCGCCGTCCCGCTGCGCGTTTTTCAGCGTTGTGTCAGCCCCGGCACGCTTTACCAGTCTGCTCACGCCCCTCTGCATCTGCGGCGGGCTCTCCCGGGTGGCCAGCACCATCCGGGCCACCTCGCGGCGGCTTGCAGGTGCCGCAGGCTCGGCAGGGGCCACCCTGGCATTCTGCAGCGCCGCCATGGCATCATACATCTGGCAGGCCAGCTCGGCGCTGCCCTCACCGTATTTCTGCACAAGCGCCGCGGCATAGTCGGTCAGCGCCTCCGTGTCGGCGGTGCCGTGGGCGGCCAGGTACTCCGCCATAAGCTGCGCGGCCTTCTCATTCAGCTGCGCCAGCCTGCGGATGTACGTCTCCCACGCCTGCGTCGTTATCCTCATCCTCCATCTCCATCAGCACCTGCTGTCCCCGCACCCGCTGTTCCTGCGCACGGATGCGGCGGATGTCGGCCTGGTCAAAGCCGATCATCTCCAAAAACGTGTCCGTGCTGGCGAACTCCTCCCGGGCCGTGGCAATTTTAATGGCGGCGTCCGCCGTCACGGCCACGCTGGGCATAGCCGGATTTTTAAAGTGCGGCATCACGTTCCGCTCATCCTCGGTCAGCGCACCGGGCGGCACGTTGCGCAGGATGGCCTGCGCCATCTGGGCAATCGTGCGCAGCG